AGGGAGTATGGGTATCGGCCAAGAGTATTCCTGGTCGTGCCTTTTATTTTGAGACCTATTTGCCCGAATATGCTGCGATGTTTGATAAACTACCCATTTCGGCATTTCTATCGTCTCCAGAATTACCTGACCCTGATATGACTTTACATAATCTACAGTTTTGGAACTGTATGGACTATGGAGTTGTTGCTGTTCAGAAGCAATTTATCGGATCAATGCACTATGAAGTCTATACAAGGGACTTTGGCAACCAGACAGGCACATATATCTGCACTTTAGACAACTATCATGACAGTGTAGACGCTGTTGACTACTCAACAAGTGAGCAACCTGCTGAACATAAGTCTCATAATCTCTTAGAATTGGATAATGGGCAGTTTTGTCTCTATCCAAACAACAGAATGAGAATATACGACAATAGTATTACTCCAGAAACACCTAAAGTGCCCGATTTTAAGGTTTCAACCGTATATTATCAGGTTGAAAACGGTCATGACCGTGATGGATTAGGTTCAGAAGAGAATTATTTCTGGAAAACAGCAAAAGAACGCAATGAAATCGAAGAAGTTGAAGAAAAAGAAGAAAGAAAACCATTTGAACCAAAAACAGGTAATGTAGAAATCAACATTGAACCCGAATTAGGATGAAAAACGTCAAAAATGCCCATATGGGGCAACATTTACTCCTTGAAGTGTATAATGTACCCTTTGATAAGTTGAATGACCCTCAAAAAATAGAAGAAACGATGGTAGGAGCAGTTAAAACTGAAGGTTTGACTGTTCTTAACACTTTTACTCATCAATTTGAACCCTATGGAGTGACTACTCTCATCTCTTTAGCAGAGAGTCACCTCTCTTGTCATACTTGGCCAGAAAAAGGGTGTGTAGCAATCGATATTTTCACTTGCGGAAGCAAAAATCCACGCAGTGTAGCGTTATGGATACTCAATTACTTCGATACTGATGACTATGTGATGAATGATTATGCAAGATAGGGTATAAATAAAACTAAAAGCATCAATAATGGCGAAGAAACCCAAATCTCAAGGATTTAAGGATATAAGTTTGTCTTTTGAACCACATCCAGTGACAAAAGATATGCCTATTCTTGCAAATGAGAGAGCAATCTCCAGATCCGTGAGAAATTTAGTCGAAACAATACCTACAGAGAGATTTTTTGACTCAAATTTGGGAAGTGATGTTCGTGAATTGCTCTTTGAGAACTTTGCAGGTTCATCTGTAATGATTCTTGAAGATATGATACGTACTACAATAAGAAATTATGAACCTAGAGTTGGTGATATTGGTATTGAGGTAGATGCAATACCCGATACTAACAATATTGATGTAAAAGTGCTTTTTGAAATTAACGGATTAGATGCTCCTGTACAATCTTTCTCATTTATATTAGAACCAACGAGATAATATGCCCTTTACACAGTTTACAAATTTAGACTTTGATGAGATCAAAGCACAGATTAAAGATTTTCTTCGTTCAAATTCAAATTTTACAGATTTTGATTTTGAAGGTTCTAACTTTTCAGTTTTAATTGATACTCTTGCTTATAATACTTACATTAATTCATTCAATGCAAACTTAGTTGCAAACGAATCATTTTTAGACTCTGCAACCATAAGAGAGAATGTAGTATCACTTGCAAGAAATATAGGTTATGTACCCCGTTCAAGAACCGCTGCAACCGCTACAATTACTATAGGTGATGTAAACTTAGGTTCAACAAATGATAGCACTCCTAAGTTCCTTACACTTCGTACAGGATTAGTTTGTGTTGGTAGTGTAGCAAATACAACTTACAGATTTTCAATACCAGAGGAGATCACATCTTCAAGAGTTAGAGATATTGGTGGAACTTCTTTTGCTCAATTTACAGATCCAATCACAGTTCATGAAGGAACAGTTCTTCAAAGAGTATATCGAGTTGATACCACTAAAGAACAAAGATATATTATAGACAGTCCAAATATTGATAGTTCAACTTTAAGAGTATATGTGAAAGGTCCAACCGATATTGGACTTGGAAGAAAGTATTCAATGGTTGATAATATTTTAAACATTGATAAAAACTCTGAAATATACCTTGCACAAGAAGTTCAAGATGAAAAATATGAAATTATGTTCGGTGATGGATTATTCGGAAGAAAATTAGAGAACGGAACAGTCATTACTGCAAAGTATCTTGTGACAGATGGAGAAGATGGGAATGGTCCTTCTAACTTTAGTTTCCAAGGTTCATTTACTAAGAGTGATGGAACACTGTTTACACCATCGGATAATGTAACTATCACTACCGTCTCAAACGCTTCTAACGGTGCCGAAGTTGAAGATGTGTCTTCTATTAAGTACTTTGCTCCAAGACTCTACTCAGCACAATATAGAGCAGTTACACCAAGAGATTACGAAGCAATAATTCAAACAATCTTCCCTGCCACAGAATCAGTTGCAGTTGTTGGAGGAGAGGAGTTAGATCCACCACAATTCGGTAAAGTTCAAATCAGTATCAAACCAAAAAATGGTACATTCGTATCTGACTTTGATAAATCTCAAATTAAAAACAGATTGAAGAATTACGCTATCGCTGGTATAAATTCTGAAATAGTTGACTTAAAAATACTATATGTAGAGATTGAAACGAATGTTTATTATAATACCGCACAAATTGCATCATCAGATCAATTAAAAACTGATATTGTAAATTCATTGAATCAATATGCTAATAATGTAGAGATTAATAAGTTTGGTGGTAGATTTAAATTTAGTAAATTAAATACATTGATAGACCGTGTTGATAATGGTATTACATCTAATATTACGAAAGTTATTGTTAGAAGAGATTTGAAGGCACTTTTGAATCAGTTTGCACAGTATGAACTTTGTTTTGGTAATCGTTTTTATATTAATCCAGCAGGATATAATATAAAAAGTACTGGTTTCACAATAAATGGATTCTCACAAGTTGCTTATTTAACTGATGTACCCAATAAAAATACCACTGGTAACTTAGATGGTAGTATGAAAGGTACTTTATCAGTTGTAACAAAGAATAATCAGAATCAACAAATAGTTTTAGTAAAGGATGCAGGACTAGTTGATTATAAAAAGGGTGAAGTTATACTTAATACAATTAATATTACATCAACAGTTAGTGAAAATAGCATTATAGAGGTTCAGGCATTCCCAGAATCAAATGATGTTGTTGGATTAAAGGATTTGTATCTCAGTTTTGATGTATCGAATAGTACAATAAATACAGTTAAAGATGTTATTGCTTCAGGTGAAGATGTTTCTGGTGTTGTATTTACTAGAGATTACTATACATCAAGTTACTCTAATGGAGACTTAGAGAGGAAATAATTTATGTCCCAGATTGACAAAAGAATACAAGTCAATACGATTATTGAAAGTCAGTTACCTGAGTTTGTCACAACTGATTTTCCAAAAACTGTCGAATTTTTAAAAACATATTATCACTCTCAAGAGTTTCAAGGTGGACCAACTGATTTAATTAGTAATTTTGATCAGTATTTAAAATCAGATAATTTAGTTCCTGAAGTTGTTGTAGGTGTTACTACAATTACAGCGGGTATATCGACTGCTGATACTACTATAAACGTACCAAGTACAAAAGGTTTTCCTTCTGAATATGGATTACTTAAAATTGATGATGAAATTATATCTTACACTGGTATAACTTCAACTTCTTTTACTGGTTGTATTCGTGGATTTAGTGGAATCAGTGGATATAATGTTGGAGTATCATCCTCATTACTCGAAATTAATCGTGAAAGTTTACAGTTTGAAGATACAAGCACAGCATCACATGTTAATGGATCATCTGTTAAAAATCTATCAGTATTATTCATACAAGAGTTTTTTAAAAAATTAAAGAAAACATTCTTACCAGGTTTAGAAAATAATGACTTTGCAGAAACTTTAGATGCTGGTAATTTTGTAAAATTTGCTCGTTCATTTTATCAGTCAAAAGGTGTAGAAGAATCGATAAGAATATTATTTAAAGTATTATATGGTGTAGAGTCAAAAATAATTGATTTAGAAGGTAATTTAATTAAACCATCTGATGCAGAATTCATACGTCGTGAAGTTGTAGTAGCAGATTTAATTACACCTACTGGAGAACCACAGAACTTAACTGGACAAACTATATTTAAATCTACTGATACATCAACTAGTGCATCTGTATCAGAAGTTGAAATAATTAAAAGAGAAGGAAAAAATTATTATAAAATTGCACTATTTGTAGGATTTAGTGATAGAGATTTAATTGAAGGTACATTTACAATACCAGGTAAGACAAAAGTTATAGGTGGTACAACTGCAGGAGCAACAATCATTGATGTTGATTCTACTGTAGGATTTGGAACTACAGGAACAATTATAAGTGGTGCTAATTCAGAAATAAATTATACATCAAAATCTATTAATCAATTCTTTGGATGTTCAGGAATAGGTGTTGGTATTGCCACTGCCTCTGATTTACGTTCAAATGAAACTATATTTGGATATGAAAATGGCGACTTATCTAAGAGAGTTGATTTAAGAATCACTGGTGTACTATCTGAGTTAGTACCAATCACTGATATTAGTTTGATCAATGAGCAAGAAAACTTATTTGTTAAAAATATTGGTGAAAAAATAGAAAATGATGCCAAAAATTATAAAGAAATTTTTGCAAACTCTTGGATCTACAATACATCTTCAAGATTTCAAGTTGAAATTTCAGGCTCTACATTTAAATTTAGAACGAAAATTGATAAATCATCATTAAAAGTTGGTGATAGATTTGAAATACTAGAAAGAAATGAACAGACTGTTGTTGGTGGAGGTACTGTAGGTGCTATTGATGTTACTTTAAATCAAGTAAACGCAACAAATATTGCTGGATTCACACCAGTTAGTTTCCAAGAATATGATATTCGTAGAGTAGTTGAAAAAGTTTCTAGTTCAGGTGTTACTCTTGCTCAAGGAAATGATACCTTTATTGCAGACACATTATCAGTTTATGTTGATGGAAACACTGACGGTTATGTTGCATCAAATTCATTACCAAGTTACGA